TCTTCACCTTGCTTGTCGTGGCTGCGGCAGCCTCACCCACATAGTAGGCGGTCGATCCGCTGGTCACTTTCGGAAGGCTGAAATTGCCGAACGGCATCGTGAGCGTGATCGGATTGAATCTCCGCACAACGACATTGGCCCGAAGTAGGTCGATCACCTCAGCCGATACCGCCTGCGGGATCAATATCCCGCCCGTCTCAGGATCACCCGCCAGCATGGACTTTCCTTCCGGCTCGAACCGCTTGGCTTCGGCTTTCATCAACTCGGAGAGGTCGTCATCCCCGGTCTGTTTCAGAATACCAGCCGCCGCGATGGGATCGTTCTTCGCCCGGCGAAGCGCCCAGACTACACGGCCGAACGACTCGCCCTTCTCCCGTTTCTTCGCTGCGTTAATATGGGAAGGCCCGGAGGTTGCGGCTTTGAACTTCTCCGTCAACTCCTTCTGCGCGACTTGCGCGGCCGTCAGTTCGCCTTGGATCGGCGTAAGGGCCTTTGCGACGGCCTCGCCCACGATATCCTTTACCTTCTCGCTGACCGAGGCAACCATCGGCAATACCGTGGTCTCAATGTGCTTTTTCAGTTCGTCAATCGTCATTTCCTTGGGCATGGCGTTCCTCCTTTTATCGTAAGATGCGGTTCATTATTCGATGCGACCGCGTGCGTAATTTACCTCGGCTCGTACCGTATTCGCTACCACCGAAACCAATTCCTGCTGGATCATCTTCTCAAGTTCAGCCGATAGATCCTCCAGATTGACGTTGAATTTCTCCTCAACCGGCTCCGGTGAATCCGCGAGAATCAGCACCGAATCGTCTTCAAACAGGATCAGTCCTCCGGTCTTCGTGGCATCCTCTGGGTCTGGATCAACCGGGATTCCCGGTATAACGACGGGTTCGATTGCCTTGGCGGGAACGGTTACAACGGTTTTGGTATTCATAGCCTTAAAAACCGCCTCGACTTGCTCACGCGGAACCCAGACACCCTTCCCGCCATAGTGATTATCCAGATACCGCTCGCACCAGTCAGTCATCGGGGCAAGGTCAATCCCGGCGGCTTTGGCTTCGACCAGACATTCCTGATTGGCCCCAACCGGGACAAAGCTGTATTCCATGAGCTCGGCCTTGCTGATCTCAAGACCGCCCTGAGCTTCGATGTAGGCATGTTTCATGGGACGGAAACCGACGGAGGCACAGTTTAGGAAACCGCCTTTGATCATCTTGTAGACGGTATCGGCAAAGTCATACTCCTCTGCGGTCGCAAAACGTGCGATGGCTTTTAGCTTTTCGTCTTCTACCCAGATTTTGTCGGTCTTGGCAATCGGGAGTTCATGATATTCGTGGCAGAATAGAACAGGGCCTTTGGCTTTCTTGAAGTTCTTGAGATCCCATCCGTGAGGGTCGATGGTATCATGGTCCCGGTCTATGGCGCCGGTTGATATGACGACTTGGACTTGACGGTCTTGGAGGGCTTTGATTTCGTCTGCGGCATAGACCTTGAAAATAATTGCATCCGGAGTTTCGCCTTTGGCGAGGGCCGTCTTCCACTCCTGGACGGTCATGCGAATCGGATCGGGCATTTTTACTCCAAAAAAAACGCGGCTACCGAGGGTTTGAACCCAAGATAGCCGCGCGTTGTTCGCTCTGGCCTACTCTATTTTACTTTAGCTGGTATTTCTTATAATCTATAAAAACCTAAATGTCAAGCAATTTTTATCATCGTGTTTTTTAACAGATTCATACCTTCTATTTTTAAGTACTTCAAAATAGGCCCAGTTTTCATCGCAGGCCGTAAAAACAGCAACCCCCCTGATAACCTTTCGGCTACCAGAGGGGTTTTTCTAGGGCAGATAAAGCGATGCGAGGCGACATTACGCTGCCCTAGCCTGAACTTAAAATTTTGTCGCCATTCACGCATCGTAGTAAGAATAAGATAAAACTTTATATTTGTCAAGTGTTTTTTACAAAAGCCATTTCATCCGTCGAAACCTTCTCCGTGATCCCATGATGAAGCAACTTAAGCCGCCCATCCTGAAATTGAAGGGTCAGCTCGCCCCACGTATGGTTCTCGCGCCATTCTCCTACGCGATCAAGTATTAACTTATCGTCTGGATGTATGGACCCGTTCATGGTTTGAGTACCTTCTCGCGGCGCAGGATATTGACGGCTTCGATGATATCGGACTCCGGCCTGATCCGCTGCATCGTATCTTTAATATTTTCGGGCGAGATCATCGAGCTTCTTTCGATTCTCCAGTAGGATTTTAAACTTTGCCGCCACTTTCTTGTTCTGAAGAAGCTCCATCATCAGAACAGCCATTTTATTCTCGACGGCTCTTCCCTCCTCATGATAGTCGAACCCATAGAGAGCCGGATGACAGCACAAGAGGCTATCGTCAGGGATCACGACCTTATGCCCAAGCCCGCGCGCGAGGCCGACCCAGTAGGCAAGGTTGCCGTGCTCTACTACGCGCTCACGGCCATAGTCCAGATCACACCCGAAGAACCCGATGGTCTGAAAGTTTTCATGGATCGCCAGAGCGGTCATGTAGGCAAAGGATGAGGCAAAGTAATCTCCGCCGATTCCGTCAAAGTATTCCTGTATTGCTTCCAGCGGATAGACGATCCCATTCTTACTTTTCTTGCACGGCTCGGTCAGATAGATCGGGACGGGGCAGTCGTGAATCCATTCCATGTCCTGCTTCGACTGTGCGAGAAGTTGATGGAGATCAAACCACACGTCACAGCGAAAGAGTCCGTTGCTATCATGCATGAACCCGAGCCGGTTCGCCATATTCAAACCCCATATCTCCCATTCCGGGTCATCATAGGGCGCCTGCCGATTCTCTTTATCCCCGAACCCGATGATAGCGACCTTTCTGCGTTCCTGCGGTCGGATAAGGTGGGTCCGGTCTGCGCTTAATTTAACGCCAGCCTGAAAGGGAGAGAGGATCATCGTTCCCCGAATTTGATATTCATCCCACAGCGACAAGATGGATGTGCAGTTGGTCCGTCAAGCGGTCCTTCAAACTGACCGTCAAGTGGAACTTCCGTACCGTCAAGAGCCTCGCATATTTCACATTCAAGCTCGTCGGGCGTCGCTACCCAAACCTTCCTTGCTGTCTGTCTATCAAACAATCCTTCATGCGAAGCCTCATTCCATAAACCACGTTGCCCGGCATTGGCCGCATCTACTACCTCCGTCCGAGCGATTACCCGCGCCCGACTCGCCAGCATCCCTGAAGCCCGCCGCTCGAATCGTCGGTCAATAACCGCCGGATCAACCCTATCTGCTTCAAGATCAGCCCGGAAGTTGATCAGGGTGCTGATCTGATCCTGCCGGAGTCCGATGGTCATCCGAATATCCCGCGCGATCTGATCGACCGTCCGACCGTTCTGGATGCCCCCGGAAATCATCGTGGATACGGCAAGAATCTGATCATCCGAAACATCTGTGATAAGCCGCCCTGAATTATTCGCGGCCCATGAGACCGCCTGGGCATTCACCACGTTGAACGAGATCGTGGCCGAGGCGGCCCGCATCTGAATACCCAACGGCTTGAGCATATCAGCCCCGACCCATGCGCCTTTGAGCCACACCGCCCGCATTGTGGCCGATACCCCCGGCCTGGCCTTCTTCTCCATCTCGGCCTTGAGCCATTGACCAAAGACCGAACCGGCATGGCCGGATGGAATGGCGCGGATGATCTCGCCCATCGGCATAGCCTTTGCGACCTCGCGCATTGCGGCGATCCAGACGCGGCGGAATGTCCCCTCAAGGCGGTCGGCAGCCGCTACGACCGGAGGCAGATCAGCATCATCCTCGGTCGGGATTGCCTTCTCGACCGGGATGCCCGGCTCAATGCCGCGTCGTATCATTTCGGCTTCGATCTGGACAAGAGATGGTATATCGTAATACTTCATGTCTCAATCTCCTCAACGGACAGAATCAGAACTATAAAGACCTCGTACCGGTGGCTTTTCATCCCGCGGCTCCCACTCGGAAAGATCGACGGATTGAAACCTCTGAATCGTCCTCGGTCTTACTGTGATTACATCCCATCCATTCGGCTGTTGGGATAGGAATCCATACGTCCCATGTCCCTGGACGGCCATGCCATCCTTCGCGTCTTCGTTCTTCATTTGCTAACCCTCTCTTTCTGGCTTGCCCTGACATATATCTCCTGAATCTGTTTGAGATCCCCATCCGACAACCGTTCAAGCTGTTGCGCCCCATCCGGCGGCTGACCGGCATTGACCGGCGAGGCTGATCCATACTCCCCTTCCAGTTCGTCCTTTTTGGGCATCCCAGCCATTTCACGGAATTCATTGAGCTCAAACGCTCTGGGTTGTGCCTTGAAGACGCTGAGGTTATAATCCTTGTCCGACGGTATCGGCGAATCATAATCCAAGATCAGCCGGGGGTCATAGTCTGAGATCA